GGTATTTCACTACGTTTCCTTGAAAGAACGAAAGATCATTTTTTGAAATAAACTCATAAGGTTGTATATAAAAATTTTTATAGTGACTCCCTCCGATCTGTTTATTTTGTGGAAATGCATCATCAAATATATCTTTATGCGTCATATGCCCTCCTGTGTAATGTTAAGTTTGTTCTACTTTTGATTGTCCATAGTGTTTGCTTTGCTCTAGAGCATGCTACAAAAGCCATACGTCTTTTAACAAAGTCTTCCTCTTCATTTGTTAATGTCATATCTAAAACAACATTATCAAATTCTTTACCTTTTATCGTGTGTATATTTTCTAAAAATATTCTTTTATCCTCTAAATCTCTGTTATTATTGACAATTTTTCGTATGTAATTTGACTCTATCACAGAATTAATTTTATTTATTAATTGAAAGTCATTGATGTCCATAACACCTGGCACTAAATATTTTTGTTCTACTAACCATTTTTTATTATAACTACCTCTATCAACATCTTCTATATTTTTATCTGATGCTAGATACTCAGGGTTTACACTTTTTAACATTGTTTTTATTTTTGCTAAAGAAACATTTTCACCTCTTGATAATTCTAAAAATGATCTTTGATTTTTTATTTCAGCTGTTGGATATTTAAATTTAAGTTTTGCATTCTTTGGTATTTTAATAGGCATACCTATTTCTTTTAAATAAGAAATCATAATAGAAGGTTCGTTTCCTCTGTACGTAAATATAAAATTTTCTTTCGTATTTAATATTCTATTTTTTAATTCTAACGCAAAAGGGTCTTGCGTCAAATCAGACATTTCAAATATTTCACCCTCTATAATTTGACCCTCTTTTGTTTCTCTTGGCTTCCACATTCTAGAATAATCGTAATGCTCCCAGATAGGTTTTATAATTTCTTTGCAATATTCGTTAACTAATCTTGGGCATCTGTGACCTTGTTCTAATTCTATTTCAGGTTTTGCAAACTCTCTATGAAAAGAATCTGGATCTGCACCGGCAAACTCAAATATAGATTGGTCTGGATCACCTGCTTTGTAAAAGTAATCCACATTTTTTGACATGACTGCTTCGGCTCTTCTTTGTATAACACTAGAGTCTTGTGCCTCATCTACTATTAATATTTTTATATTTCTACAAATATCTTCTGAAGTTTCTTCATTATCTGAAAACTTTTGAACCATGTCTTGAAAGTCAAGTATTGTTCTTGCTCTATCGTTTATCTTTTCATTAGTTTTAAATGCTGTATATTTTTTCTCTAGGTCAATAAGTTCTTCAGGTTCGTATTTATACTCTTCTTTTTCTTTGTATGTTAAACTTCTATAGTAATCTAAAAAACTTTTGCCATTATCTCTTGCCATACTCATGAATTTAAAAAAGGGATGTTTCTTAAACAAAAGATCTACACTTTGAAAACTTTTTCCATAAGTATGTTTATTAAAAAGTTCGTGTATATTAATTAATATTTCATAATCTTCTATTAAAAAAGATTGTCCAATAACTCTGTCTTTACAAAACTTATGTATTGTACTCACATTTTCTTTTAGTGTTTCTTTTGACTGTTTTATTATTCTAAAAATCTCTCTTCCTGTTTTTTCTTGATATTCTTGTATACTGTCGTCAGAATATATTTTATCTCTAATGTGATCTGCAGCTGTATTAGTATGAGATATAACTATTATATCAGCAGGAGAATATTTATTTTCTACTATGTGATCATAATAGATCTGTACTAGTTTTGTAGTTTTACCTGTACCTGGAGGTCCTGCTATTCTAATCTTCTGAGTCATGTTCTATCTGTTCTCTTTTTGAATCTGTTATTTGCACAACGTATTCGTTAGTATCTGCTTCAAATCTCCAAGTTGGACAAGACTTGTCTTTTTTTAATACTTCATCGTAAACTGTGCCATTTACTTTTCTTGCTTTTAAAACTTCTTTTAATTTAAAAGTTAATTTATTTACTGGAATATTTACATTCTTTGCTTTTAAATAATTCATTAGATTAGGTAATCTAAAGTCTAGCTCTCTAGTCTCTTTGTTTACATAACAACCTTGATTAAACAACGCAGACTTTTGATAACTTACAGTTGTCTTTCTAATAAAATTATATATCAAAGCCTTAAATTCAAAGTCCTCTGATGCCTCTTCGTCTGCAGCTTCATACAGCATGGTTTCTAACCTTTGATACTGCATTCCTTGAAATTCTTTTTGTTTCATGTCTAGCACAGATGGATGTGGAAAGTATCCTTGGTTAGCTAATTTTCTTACCCACTTTTGCTTATCTATTATATCCTCTCCTTGCATTTCTATTTTTATTCTTTTGTAACCATCTCCATTGTCATTTTTTACGTCAACACTTTCAAAAAATATTGGTGGTTTACTTAAATAACAAGTTATGTTTCCTAAAGCTTGTGTTGCTTTTACAAGTTGTTCAGCTTCTAATGGGGTTATTCCACAAAGATGTCTAGTGCATGCGGATGCATCACAGTATTTTTTTATAGTTGGTTTTTTACAAAGGTAATTATATTCTCTATCTTCTGATTTAAATATTGTCTGCTCTATCTCTTTCTCATCTAACGGTTCTTCTAAAAATTTTTTATTAAAATGTTTTAATAAACTTTTTGAATTAAGGTTAGAAAACTCTGGTATTTTCTTTACACCCTTTTCCATGGCGCGATTAGACCAGGTAAATTTATGTAATAAAAAATCATTTCTATTTATATTACTAGGAATTTTGTTATTGTTTTCTGCAAGACAATTTTTTACACAAGGTAAAAAGAAATCTTCTAATTTTTTTTCTTTTGGCTTTTTTATATTTTGTTTTACTTCTTCTACAAGATACTCTGTTAAATCTTCTTGTGCATACATATCATGCATTTCAAAAAATTCTTCTATGGTTGCTGCATCAAAGTCATCTTTGTAAGCGTATGTTGAACCCTCCTCTTGGTTGTAATACGGCATGTTTAGCCAGGATCCAAAGTCTCCCTCACCTAAACTTGTTTGCATTGGGTATACTCTATCTAGTTTATCTGCAAGGCCTAACTTACCCGCAAACTTATGCATCACTACCTGCACATCTTGTGCAAAATAAAAATTTTTCATAAACATATATACGTGTGCTCTACCACTTTTTGATCTAAACATAATTAAGGGTAGTTTTAGTTTTCTAATTTTTTGTAGTAATTCTTCGTAGTCGTAATTATTATCATCTATGTCTATGGCGCCCCACTTGCAAGTTCCATCTCTTTTTAATGGAAACACCCCTAGATTTGGTCCAATACCTTTTAGGTGATTTTGCCAAAGTTCTTTTGATACAGGTTTCTTTTCAACCCATGGTTTACCCTCTACCTTTATAGATAGTCTATTGTTTTCTTTTTTAAACTGACCATAAGCAGAATCCAAACCTTCAAATATATTTATAAACTTGTCCAACATAAATTTGAAAGTGGGCGTATCCACTCTCGCTTAGACGCCCACTACCTAGGATATTACAAATCTATTGAAGTATTTGTTTCTTGTGGTTTTTCTGGTTTTGCATTTACCTCACCTTTACCTACACTAGTTGCAAATTGTTTTGCCATGTTGTAAAGATCTGCACTTTCAACAGGACCAATCTTTGCTACATCCCAACCAAACCATGTTCCTTTGTCGTTAGACATCTGGACAGTAGATAGTTTGTAAATGTGGCTATAAGTAGGCGGTGTAAATAAACCATTTTTACCTTGCAGTTTCAAACCCATCATCATTGAGTTCCATTTTCTACTCACTTTTAATTGAGTAGACTTCATAGAAATTAATGCAGTCTCTGGATTTTTCCCTGCTATTAAAACAAAGTGATTGGCAGTATTATCAAGATAATTACCGTTTGGCAGTCTATCTTTATAATCCTTACCTCTAGTCGTTTGACTAATAATATCACTATCTGCGTTATGAATTGCAACAGGTGCACCACTACTGGTACCTCTGTCTTGCCACTCAATATATTGTCTATTGTAATGACAAGGTATGACATTTACTGAATCATACAATTCACTTGTAACAGTGTTTATGATTTTGCCAGGTTCTGCGCCCTCGACGTATTTACCATCACGTTTGTTAACTTCAGGTGATAGTTGGCCCAAAATTTTTAAGAAAGGCAACGCAAGATCCTCTTGCGATATATTTTGAGCGCCTTGTGCTGCATCAGCTTCAAATAAATTTGTTGCTAATGCTCCTTCTTTTTTTGTTGCTACTTGGTTCATGTTACTTGTTCCTTTTTATTGTAGTTTTATTCTCCGAGAACACCCCGAAGATTTCCGTTGGCATTTCTTTTCCTGCCTCAATACGCTCACGGACTAACGCTTTCAGAGTCATGGGCTCAACCTTCATCTTTTGTGTCGGTTGAAACCCACTACTCTTCGCAAGTTCGGCATAATCAGCCGCCTTGTTATCTTCGTTACGACCAAACGATACGGATATCTCGTTTTTGATTATATCGCCTAAGCCATTTTCACGAAGCCAGTTAAACGCCGCTTCTTTGTTTGCCTCTGTAATAGTGGCACGATACGACGTCGAAACTTTTAGATGTGATCCATCATGTAATTTTAGCTCTGCCAGACCCATCTCTGACATCATAGTAGGTATGATGTCACCAGAAACTTTTTGTATTTCTGCTTTTGTATTTTTCATATTCTGTTCTTGAAGCTGTAGTCTTTCTTGTAAAGACTCTAACTTTTCAACTTGATCTGCAAGAGACTGAATATTATCAGTCTTTTTCATTGCATCTTGCTGATCTTTTTCAAAATCAATTGTCATCTATTTCTCCTTTCTCGTATAAATTAATAGCAATAGGATAATATTTTCTTTCTTGTTTATCCCACTTTAACAAATTGTATTTACCATTCGTAATATCAGATACAATAGAACACGCAACACCTATTAGTGCAGGATCACCAGTTAATAATAGGTCC